CCTTCGCATAAGAAAGCTCCAGAACGGCTGGAAGGTAGTTCCGTCAAAAGGAATGCATCATAATAAGGCAGGAGGGAAGCCGATCGCCCTTGACTTTCTGCATAAAATTCACGAATATGGGGCGATCATCCCGGGTGGGAAAAAGACAACTTCAAAGATAAAGTTGGCGCTCGGGAAAACCATGGGGCCGATACGAATACTTCCCCGTCCAGCGCTTAGTCGGGCATACAGAATACATCTGAAAAAGCTTAAGAATAGAAAAAAGGAAACGAGTCGGACGGTAAAAAAAGCGATCGCAAGTTTTATTGAAACGGCCAACCGTGCAGAAATCGGCAATCTCATCTCTTTAAATAGACGATACAAGGAGTTGGAAAGGGATTGAAAATTTCCATAGATCATCTATCCACAACGACCGGCTGGACCTCCAACGGAACGGCGGTAGCGCACGGGACCAATGCCATACCCGAGTACATTGCTGATTTGAACAGTGCATCGCTAATGATAAAATTCCCCGCAGGCAATCTAAATAAATATATTTTAAAAACGATATCCCCAACTATCAATGTAACGGGATATGGAGAAATAGTTTTTTACATATGGTCTAGGAACCGAGCATCCAGTTCGTACTTATCAATAGCTGATTATTCTTATTCCATAAATTGTGGCGGTTCTGAATATTACATCCCGGTTTACCCTGGGTTTAATTGTGTAGTAATTGGATCAGCTTCCGTATCGGTTGACAAAATTAGAATAACGGCTCTACATAATGACGAGGATTATATTTGCATATCAGAGATGAACGCGGTCAAGGAAGACTTCCCTCTTGATATTTACTCTGGAATAAAAGAAGCCGTTGAGCAGGAACTTGAGGTTTCCTATCCGTATGGAAGGTTAATCGGAACAACTTCTTGCTTGGTGAGCGCGAAATCCATAGTAGTTTCTTCGGATGAGTTTCTAGACAGGTTCGCGGTTATCGTTATCCGGGACGGGGTTCATTCGGAAACTCACCAAATCTGGGAATTCGAAGAAGGATCCATGAAATTCACCTCACTGTACGACGGGGAAGGGATGCTAAACGCATATGCCGGCGCGAATGTTTATTTACAGTTCCCGGTTGAGTACATGGCAATAGAAAAAGAGATGATAATTCCGTCAATAGTTTTGTACGGCCTTAATGCCGAAAGATTATGGAGAGGCTCTTCTCTGGAGGACATTACCGACTCAATGACGTCTGCAGGCGCGTCAATACGCAGGGAAGGCGCTCTTGAGCAATTTACTGTAAATATCCATTGTTACGCTCGTCATTCGGAAATTATGGCATTTTTGACGCGAGCCGTTCGTCACATTATAAACAAGCAAGCATTGTGGATAAATGGCTTTTATTACGAAATGGCATATGAAGGGACGGTTAGCGACATTGATCCGAACCAAGTGTATGATTTGGTTCCACAGATGATTTATCAGATTGGAGTTGAGATAAGAGAGGAAATGTATTCGAGAGTTTCGGCGGTAAAAATTACAGATACTAATATTAACGTATATCCAGAAGGAGCGGGAACAATATGAACAAAACGACGGTTGGTCTGAACGATACTAATTATGTTGCATCTGATGAAAAAAAATACTCGCAAACTCGCAAGCGATACATTATAATGTTTAAGGAAAACAGATCCACCGAGCTATATGTTGGCCGGTCATACAATCGTTTCGAGGCGTACGGGCAGCTTGAGGTTGACGAAGACTTTATAAAGCATCCCGATTTCAAGCAGCAAGAAGGACACTTCGCGGTAAAGGAATTATAAAATAATTATTATTCAGGAGTTATTAACATGCCAAACAAATTGAGACGCCTCGGTGTATATGGAAATAATTTACCATCAAGGAAATCGAAAACAATTGACGCCTCGGATTTTTTGATCGGCGGACTTATCGGTCAAGCTGAAAGGAAATACGATCAAGCTTTTGAAATTCGAAACATGAACGAATATCAAGATATTTTCGGAACGAATGCGTCTAGTTCGTTCTATTTATTCGATAGCGCGAATCTATTTTTTCAAAATGTAGTGGGGACAGACGCCACTTTATACGTGAAAGCGCACGTTGGAAACACGGGTAGCGCGATAGATGCGGTGGTCGCATCAGCTTCGATCGTTGACCAGAATGCCGCACCGGCTCCTACTATGACATTCAAGGCCGCCTACAAAGACGTTCTTGAATATGGAATCCATGGGAATAGAATCGGATATACTATTACATTGGGAAGCCGTTTTACGACAGCATGCGAAGGGGCTCCAGTCACGTCAGATTTATTCGTTATATGTGAAAGTGTTTCGGGTGTTCGTATCGGGGACATAGTTCGTTTTACGCATACCGGGCCTGCATATGTTTATAAAAAAATTACTGGAATAGACGAGGCAACGAATAAAGTTTTCTTTGCTGGCGCCTTTGGTTCTGCAGCATTCGTTGACGCGGATGTGGTTGAAGTTCTTGGGTTCCGACTTCGCGTATGGGAAAAAAGTCTGAATGGAGTTGTCAAGGAAGTTGATACGGACATCGGGCAAATTTATGTTACGATGGAGCCGGAAGTTTCAGACTTCTATGTTGTGAATATTTTCAAAAACAGCAAGCATCTTCAGGTGACCGATATTGGGGTAACGGAAGCAGCAATAGAACAAGCATTCCCGGCGGCAGTTTCAACGGTGACATACCTAACATCGGGAGCGGACGGAACTGCGGCAACTACCAATGCTCACTGGATGTATCGCAATGAGTCGGCGTTTACAGGGGAACCGATTCGATTCTTAGCAAATTGCGAAACCACTCTTGCTACAGTAAATAAATCCCTTGAAATTTACAGCAAGGCACGGGGGGACAATCCTATCGTTATTGGCAACATGCCAAGCAATCAGACCAAATCGCAATTGCAAGTCATCGGGGCATCATACCAAAGGTCAGATGACGTTCTCATGGTGAATGTTGCTCACTGGCTTCAAATTGAAGATCCGTTCAGCACATCTCCGCTTGCAGCTCTCCGGAACGTGCCGAGTGTTGGGGCAACGATGGGAGCATGGATTAGAACCATCGGAACGCTTGGAATTCACTTTGTTCCAGCCGTGAAGCAAATCCCGCTATACGGAATCTCCGGAATTTATGGAACTCAATTTACCGACGATCTTGACAGAACCGACCTTGCTGAGTACGGAATAAATTGTCTCGAATACTTATCTGGATATGGTTACGTAATTCGGAACTGGTTCACTCCTTCTATAACCACAGAGTACATGTTTGGAAACGGGTTACTCATGCGGAACTACATAAAAGTTTCGTGCATAGACAGCTTGCAGAGCACTGAAAACACTCCGAATTCATTCACTCGAATAAAGGAAGACCGTATGGCCATCATAATTTTCGGAAGAAAATTGTGGAACACTGGCTCTACGGGAACAGTAACTACCGGGGAAACTTTCGGTGTATCTGAGAATGCGGATGGTTCGTTCACGGTATTCGAAGACCATTACGATTGTCAAGCGGACATAGTGAACAATCCGCAGTCGTCAATAAATATCGGCCAGCGGAATTTTGATATTTATTTCTCGTATCCGAGCCCGGCCGGAAGCATACAAATTTCAACCGGATTTTTATTGTTATAATGTTCCATGAAAGATAAAATCAGATAAGGAGAAAAAAATGCAATCACATTCGATGGCAGAAAAAGTCAGACTATATATCGACGGAGTAGAGCTACCCGGGCTGGTCAATTTTGGGGAAACAACGGTAGAGCGTGGAACAATTGAGGTTCCCGAATTCCATAAAATCAGGAACATTCAGAATGGCATGGAAAAACTTCCGATCATAGAGGTGACATTCCAGATCACACGCGGATCTTCCATTCTAAAAACTTTAAAAGACTGGTATTATAAGGACGAGACGCACGACATATCCAAGGTCAGAACGGACGCCCACGGGGTAGAGTTCGGCCGGAGCATGTATCTTGGTTGTGAGTGTATCATTTATTTTGAGCCGGCTTTTGATGGAGCGTCTCCGACATACGCACAGGTAAAAACAAAATTTGTCCCCTGGGATTTTAACCCGGTAGAGTGAGGAAAAATGACTATTGATTTTAAATTTATCCTTGGCGATTTTGCATATGATAAATTCGGGAACAAGGTAATCGTTAAATTTCTTGGATTTGACGATGGCGGAATTCAATATCATGTGCAGCAAGCAAGCGGCATTATGTATTGGACCAAGGAAAAGGATTTGAAACATGATTGAAAAATTTCCCATCCCGTTAAAGATAAATGATGTACTGTATCATTCTTGCGACATAGATGCGCCGACTCCCGGAGTGCTTGCAGACACGAAAAAAGTTGCTGATACCGGGGATCGGTTCAATTCCACGCTGGTTTTCCTCGCAGGATGCATTAAGTCAATTGTATCGGAAACGGCGGAAATATCAGAGCGTATCCAGCTTAAGTCTGCGCTCCGCAAGCTTCCCTTTAGATCGGGGGAAGTCATTGCATTAAAGTCAATTCTGCAGGTCCATGACGATGATGGAATAGAAGGAATCTATCCCTGTCCTCGGTGCAATTACAGAGTTGTATCTCAGATCGTTAGTGAGAATGGTGAAACGATATCGGATACCCGCGATTTTATTCGGAATCTCGATATCGAATACATGCAAGATTATGAAGAAACTTTCGATATTCAACTCACCAAGCCGACGTATATTATCAATGGAAAGACTGGTGAGCCCATGGTTGATATGAAAACCAATCTACAAATTGGGATGTCCGCTTTGAAAATGAAACACCCCACCCTCGGCCATTGCATCGAAGCGCAGGCAAAGCAAGGTTCTTCGGATGACATGCGTTTGCAGTATCGGATTTATGTTGAAGCAATTGCTGAAATTGACGGCATGGAAATAGATAGGCCGTATCGGGACA